CAGCTTACAATTATTTCAACTACGGTGGAACTTCATTATTGGTAGCACGTGTAGTAACAGGATCATATACATCCGCAACTAGCACAGTAGCTTCAAATTATTTGAACGTAGCTTCATCTTCATTTACTTTAGAAACAATTTCTGAAGGTATTATCATGAATAGTTCAAGTTCATTAGATGCTTCTGGATCATTAGCTTCTGGATCTACAGATAACATTAGATTTGAAATCACAAATTCTAACACTGGATCAGGTACATTTAACGTAGTAATTAGACGTGGTAATGATATTACAAATAATAAAGTTGTTTTAGAAGCATTTAACAGTGTTAATTTAGATCCAAATTCTCCACGATATATTTCAGCTGTAATTGGTGATCAAACATTGAATTATAGTCCTAGCCCAATAAACCAAATGGAATTGAGTGGTAGTTATCCAAATATGTCAAGATATGTACGTGTTAAAGCTGTCAATTTCAATACACCAAACTATTTTGATTCTAATGGTGTTGCCGTAAGTGCATTTACTGGATCTATTCCAATTAATGGAAGTGGATCATTTACAGGTGCTACAGGAGATATTAAAGCAGGTACAGGTGATTCAATGTATGAAAAAATCAGTACTACTACTCAAGGTTTAACAGGTAGTAATTATGATGCTATGATTGCATTGCTTTCTAATGCAGACGCATATCAATTCAACGTATTATTTGCTCCTGGATTAACAAATGATACACATACAAGTCAAATTACAAATATTATCACAAATACACAACAACGTGGAGATAATTTATTTGTAGCAGATTTAACATTATTTAGTGGAACAATTGCTAGTGCAGTAACTCAAGCTCAAACAAGAGATACTTCATACGCTGCAACATATTGGCCTTGGGTCCGTATTGTAGATCCTGCAACAGGAAAACAAGTATATGTACCAGCTTCAACAGTAATCCCAGGCGTATATGCTTTCAACGATAAAGTAGCGGCTCCATGGTTTGCACCTGCAGGTATCAACAGAGGTGGATTATCTACAGTATTACAAGCTCAATACAAATTGTCTCAAGGAAATAAAGATACATTATATTCAAGTAACATTAATCCATTAGCAACATTACCTAAAAATGGTGTTGTAGTATACGGAAATAAAACGTTACAAAAAGCAGCTTCTGCTCTTGATCGTGTAAATGTACGTCGTTTGATGATTGAATTAAAATCATATATCCGCCAAATTGCAGATACAGTAGTATTTGAACAAAACACTATCGCAACAAGAAATTCATTTGTAGCACGTGTTACTCCATTCTTAGAAGGAATCCAACAAAAACAAGGATTATATGCTTACAAAGTAGTAATGGATGGAACAAATAACGGACCCGCAGTAATTGATCAAAATCAATTAGTAGGCCAAATTTATATCCAACCAACACGCACAGCTGAATTTATATCTCTAGATTTCATCTTAACTCCAACAGGAACTGAATTCCCAGGGTAAAAAGGCAGATAATTAAATATTTATAATAAAAGAAACTAAAATAACAAAAAATGGCAATTTTAAATCCAAACGAAATTTTCTACACAGCGTTTGAACCTAAACAAAGCAACCGTTTTATCCTTTATATGGATGGAATCCCTTCTTACTTAGTTAAAGGAGTAGGAGCTGTAAGTTTAACTCAAAATGCAGTTCCTCTTAACCACATCAACGTTCAACGTTATGTAAAAGGAAAAACTATTTGGAACACAATTGCATTCACATTATATGAATCAATTACTCCTTCAGGTGCACAAGCAGTAATGGAATGGGTACGTTTAGGGCACGAATCAGTTACTGGTAGAGATGGATATTCTGACTTTTACAAGAAAGATATCACATTTAACGTAGTTGGTCCTGTTGGAGATATCGTTTCTGAATGGATAATTAAAGGAGCCGTGATTACAAGTGCTAACTTTGGAGATTACAATTGGGATGATGATGGAACACCAGTAAATATCGCATTAGAAGTACAACCAGATTACTGTATCTTGAACTACTAAGATAAAATTAAACAACAAATACATAAGAGCTCCAAAAAAATTTGGAGCTTTCATTTACTTATTATATATTAATTCATAAACACGTTAATTAAATTAAGCCCTGCTATATTTATAACATATATTGAAATAATGAAATTTAATCAATTACGCGCATTAGTTAAAGAAGAATTAAGCAGAAAACTTAATGAAGAATACCAAGACAAATTCAAAATGGTTGGTATGATAATCACTAATATTAAAAAACGACCACAAAAAGAAATATTTTCAGATATCCGTTCACTCCCTGGTGTTACAATTGCATCAGCCAAAGAACCAATGGATTACAGTGAACAAAACACTGAGAAATTTCAAACTATAGTAACTATTAAAGTTGATGGTCATCCTTGGATTGTAAAAGGTGGATTTGATAGATCAAAAATGGAAGAAATACGCAAAGAAATCTTGAAGATAGAAGGAGTATTGTCATTTAATGTAAATCCTGATAATATTACTACTCTTTAATATATGTATATAAAACAATTAAGTTATAATAAATAAAAATTATGGAAGAATCAAAGTTCAAAATGCCAACGGAAATCGTTGAATTACCATCTAAAGGTTTACTTTACCCTGAAGACTCTGAATTAGCAAAAGGTACAATTGAGATCAAATACATGACTGCTAGAGAAGAAGATATCCTTACCAACCAAGCATATATCAAAAATGGTACCGTATTAGATAGATTAATGAAATCATTAATTGTGTCAAAAATCAATTACGATGAATTATTAATTGGTGATAAAAATGCAATTATGATTGCATCCCGTATTTTAGGATATGGATCAGATTATTCATTCTCATATAATAATGAAGAGCATACTGTTGATTTATCTCTTATTGAAAATAAACCACTTAAAGAAGAATTATTTACTAATCGTGTGAATGAATTTTCATTTACTCTTCCTAGATCAAAAAATAACATTACCTTTAAACTTTTAAGTCATAAGGACGAACAAGATATTAATCGTGAATTAGAAGGTCTTAAAAAAATTAATAAAGATTCTGACCCATCACTTTCTACTCGTTTAAAATATATGATTACTTCTGTTGAGGGGATAAGAGATAGAAAAGATATTCGAGAGTTTGTCGATAATGCCTTACTCGCCCAAGATTCACGGGCATTAAGAGAATATATTAAAGAGATTCAACCAGATGTTGATCTAACTTTTTTTCCCAACGACGCAGACAATAGAGTTTCAATCCCTATCGGGATTAGCTTTTTTTGGCCTGACATCTGATTCGGCTCCTGAAGTTAGAGCAGGTTTATTTTCTCAAATACACCAAATAGTATTTTTTGGGAATGGTGGGTATGATTGGAATACAATTTACAACATGCCCACTTGGCTTCGTCGTTTTACTTTTATCAAAATAAAAACATATTACGATGAACAATCTGAATCTTTAGAAAATCAATCTAAAGGTGGAAAACAAACTGTTATCAGCTCTGATGGCACAATTAAAACCCCTGAACTTTTACAAAAAGCCGCTAGTGGTAAAAAACCAATTAAATACGGTTAAAACTGTTAATTTTTAATATTTATAACAAAATATTAGCTAATGGCTACAAATGATGATGCTAGAGAATTAGGAGGTATATTAGGCGATATACAAAAAGAAATAGATAAGGTAACAAGTGCTTTTGATAAAGGTAATGCCTCCCTTAAATCTATGGTTAATGTTGCCCAACAATTCCGAAACTACCAGGACGGCATAACCAAACTCAGTTCAGAACAACTTAAACAACTTTCTAAAAAACTTAAATTAGAAAGAGATAGCCTTAGTGCATCTAATCAATCTATCCAAGATTCTCTTCGCTTAAAACAGACAAAACAACAACAATTAGAAACTGACATCAGAATTGCTCAAGCCAATGGAAGATCCCAAAATCATATTAATTCATTAATTAGTAAAACTGATGCTTTAAATCAAGAAATTGAACAAGAAGAAAAACTTCTTGAATCCGTAAATAGCTTACTAGTTGATGCTAATGGTGAGATGGATGCTCTTAACCGAGCCATTGATAAAGCCGCCAAGAACGAAAAACTCAAAGAAAGATTTGAGAAATTAGGAGGCGTTATTGATAAGATAGGAGATAAAATAGGAATGTCTTTTACTTTTGCTGGGATTTTTAAATCCTTATTGGATATTGATAAAGGAATAGGTGATTTTTCCAAATCAATGAATAAATCATATGGTGAATCAGTCCAAATTAAAAAAGAATTTTCAGACATTGCTTTAGCATCCGGAGACGCAGCTTTAACTTCCGCAAGAATGATGGAAACCCAAACCGCTATAGGCGCTCAATTGGGTACAAATGCTAAATTAAATCAAGCTGATTTAAAAACATTTACAAAATTACGCGAACAAGCAGGATATACTAATGAAGAATTGATGGGTATTCAACAATTATCATTAGTTAATGGAAAATCATTAGAACAAAATACAAATGCCATATTAGGAGGTGCTAAAGCATATGCATCTCGCAATAAATTAGTTGTTAATGAAAAACAAATTCTAAAAGACATATCAAAAGCATCAGCATCTTTAAAATTATCCCTAGGGGGTAGTGCAGATGCCCTAGCTCGCTCAGCAGTGCAAGCTAGAAAATTTGGTTTAAGTTTAGAACAAACCGAAAAAATGTCTCAAAGTTTATTAAATTTTGAGGATTCAATTGAAAGCGAATTAAGTGCAGAATTATTAACTGGTAAAAATCTTAATTTAGAACGAGCTCGTGGATTAGCCCTAAATGGAGACACAGCAGCCGCAGCCGCAGAAATTGCAGCCCAAGTAGGAACATCTGCTGATTTTACTAAAATGAATGTTATCCAACAAGAAGCTATTGCTAAAGCTGCGGGAATGGAACGTAATGAATTAGCTCAATCATTAATAGATCGTGAATCTTTAGCTAAATTAGGTGCTAAAGAAGGACAAGATGCATTAGCTCGTTATAATGAATTAAAATCCCAAGGAAAATCCCAAGCAGAAATTGCAAAACAATTGGGAGATGCCGAATTAGCTAAACAATACGAACAACAATCAGTTCAAGAAAAATTTAATGACACCATGCTCCAGTTAAAGGAAACTTTAGTAAGTGGTATTTTACCTGGATTCAAAACTATGGGGGATTTTTTAACGAATAATATGGGAATGGTTAAAACTATTGTTGGTTTATTCATTGCATTAAAAGCCGCCCAAATGACATTTAGTGCTCTTTCGATTATTGGGTTAGCTATTCAAAAGAAACAAACAA